TACGGACACCATCCAGAGACTGGCAAATTCTTTGTGGCTTCAAAGTCTGCATTCAATAAGACACCAAAAATCAATTACACCCATGCAGATATCGAGAAAAATCATGGCCATGCACCAGGTTTAATGGACAAACTACATGCCGCATTAAATCACCTACCTAAAGTTGTGCCAAAGACTGGTGTTTACCAGGGTGATATAATGCACTCAAAAGATGATGTGGAACACAAACCAGGCGGAAAAGCATCTTTTACACCTAACACTATAACTTACACGGCAAGAGGTGATGAGGCCGATAAGGTTAAAAAATCTAAAATTGGTATCGTAACACACACTCAGTACCATGGAGATGATGCTTCCTCAATGACTGCGGATCCACATCCAGACTTACATAACTTCAAACAACATCCTGATGTCTGGCAGAAATCTCCAAACCACGACACCCGAGAACTTCACTATAGTGATGCCGCACAAAGTGAATTTATGAAACACATGAAGGCCGCACAGGATATACACAACAAAAATCCTGAAATGTATGACCACATACATCCTCAACATGCTGGAGAAGCAGGCCATTTAGCCACTTATATAAATCACACCGTTCGTACAGGTGAGGAACCTAGCGTTGAAGGATTGAAAAAGCACATTGCAGATAAGACAGGCAAAGAAATAGCAAAACTTAAAACACCAGCGGCTAAAGGAAAGAAACAAGCTATTGCTAAAGGCCATTCAGAGTGGATCGACAGCAACAAAAAGCATTATGCAAATCTGTTAAAGATGCATAGCCATTTACAAAAGGCTAAAAATGTATTGGTTGACACACTACAACAACATGAGGGTGGACTAGAGCACCACATTGATGGAAAGAGAACTGGTCCTGAAGGCTTTGTTGTCAACCACGCAGGTGAACCAACAAAACTAGTTAATCGTGCCGAGTTTGCTCGTGCTAACCTATTGAAGGTAAGAAAATGAAAAGATTTTCAGTATACGTTACAGAAAACTTTGGTGATGACCAAGACTTTGGTAGCCAAAAACCATATCATTCATACAAAACAGATGATGGCCATAAAATTGATGTGCATGTTATCAATCGTGTTGGTGGTAAATCTGCAATATTTCACAATAAAAATTTAAACGCAGTCACCAAAGTTGTTCACTGGGGGCTAAACGCAGATGAGCCTAGCAAAGACGATTTACAAAATATAGGTCATGATATCGAGGAAGAACACCAGAGATTGCTGGAGAAATTTTCGGCCGGTGAGGATATAACTCCAGATACTGCTGGCAAAATAGCTGAACATTCAACAGCTAAACATCTGATAGATATTATGCACAAGGGTGCTGGTACACACGGATCACCAGAACATAAAAAGGATATTCAACCACACGTTGATGCAATCAATAGGTTGTCTCAAGGTATCAAAAAAGAACATATCGACACTAGAATAGAACATGGCCGTGCTGCCGCCCAGGCTATACATGAGGCAATTCGTCAGAAGCATGGAGAAGGTGCTATAATTTCTAATATTGGCCACACTTCAAAATCTGGCGATATTGGAAGATTTACAAAAGGTAAACACAACGACAGTCAAGAGAATCCTTCGGATGTTTCAGTTGAAGTGGCACATTCCCACCACGCTACAGAACCTGATGAAAAGCATTATGAGGGTTACTCACTGAAATCTTCCAGTAAATCTAGTGTCATTACAGCTAAAAATCCATCTATCCATATGGATGGAATTTTGGATCATCCAAGAAGAAAACTAGACACAGATTCAGTTTCTAGAACGGGTTTGGGTAAAGTACATTCTATGTTAGGTGTTGGTCACTTAAAGCAAGCAGAAAGAAAAAAATACCTAGATGATTTTCGTAAAAAAGAAGGTGTAAAGTCTGATTCCTCACTTGAAGGTGCAACGAATGAATTGGCTAGACCTGTAAAAACAGATGTGGCTAAAGAATTACACGACCATTTGGATTTCTTAACGAAACAAAGCGATGGTCATGAAAAAATTGGTCATATGTTAAAAAAACATTTGACCGCTGATACAAGTATGCCTTGGGCTAAAGTGCACGTTAAAGGTGATACACCAAGTAAGGTCCATGCCGCTGTAACATCAGGAAGTGATTCACCACTAAATAAAATATTCAGTGATCGAAATACAAAATATGCGGCAACTAGAAACGGGGATAGAGTGACGGTACATAAAAAAGAAAAAGATGGTTCAATGACACCAATTGCACATTATTCACCTAAAACCAAATCTAATGCCTTTAAAGAAAACGTTCATGGATGGAATGTTATGCCTGCAAAGATCCACTAAAATGAAATCATTTAAACAACTAATTGTCGAAAATAAAGAAGATTCCAAACCGGTGGTTATGGCTTTTGGCCGAATGAATCCACCAACAACAGGTCACATGAAGTTGATCGATAAGGTGCGTGATATTGCAGATAGAGAAAATGCTCCACATGCGGTTATAGTTTCTCATTCACAAGATTCCAAAAAGAATCCACTTAGTGCACAACAGAAATTAAAACATTTGCGCCGTTATTCACCCGGCACACATTTTATTGGTTCTTCTTCCGCACAGCCAACATTATTGCATCATGCGGCTGAATTACACAAAATGGGACACAGACACCTTATTATGGTTGCAGGTTCAGATCGTGTCAAGGAATATCACGACCTATTAAACAAATATAATGGTGTTGAAGGTAGACACGGTAAATACAACTTCAACAAGATAGAAGTTCGATCTGCTGGACACCGTGATCCAGATGCTGAAGGCTCAGAAGGTATGTCTGGCACTAAAATGCGTCAACACGCACAACACAAAGATTTTTCATCATTTAGACAAGGTGTGCCAAGTCACGTTTCTGATGAACATGCTAAAGAGCTTATGCATGACGTTCGAAAGGGAATGGGTTTACATGAATCGGCCAATCATGGTTACCACAAAGCAATTTTCGTCACTGGTGGTCCAGGATCAGGCAAAGATGTTGTTATTCGTGAATGTATCGCAGAACAAAACGTGATGGAATTCAACTTCACTCAAGTTATGGATGTATTGAATGATAAACATAAGTTAGCAATGCGTTCTATGAATCCACGTACAGAATCAATTCGCACTGGCAAACCTTTGATTATTAATGGTCCAGCAGATGACAGTGAAAAGATTGCACACATCAAAGAAGAATTAGAAGAACTTGGATACAAGACAATGATGGTTTTTGTGGACACCACCGATGTTGTAAGTAAAGAACGTAATACTCTACTATCCAGAATGATGGCAGAGTCCATTCGCCATGACCGTTGGAACAAAGCACAAAATAATATCAACCTATTCACAAATTTATTTACAAATTTTGTCCGTTTTGACAATACAGGTGATTTGGAAAATAACATAGATAATATCACAGAAACATATCAGATTACAACTCAATTCTTAGATAACAGTATAAAAGAAAATAACAGATTCTTATCGTTATATGAATCAAAACAAGGAGCCAAGGCTATTCAGAAAGCCAATCTTGCTTCTAAAGGTTTCAAAGTATTGAAAGACAACAATAGTCCTATCATGCAATTTCAAGCCAAGTTAGGCAAGAGAGATGATGTTAGAGATGGTGACATCAAAATGAATGGTGGTTACTCTAAGATTGGTGGACAGGCTTTCTCATATGCAGAAGATTCTGAGCCTAAACTCATTAAGATGCCTGAACCAAAAGAAGCTAACTTTAATAAAGATGCAGATAAGATTCGTTTAAAGAAATTTGGTGATCGTTCACTGAAAGCTGGTCGTATTGGCAACACAGATGGTGTTGGTTCAACTTTCGATACAAGAGGAAGTACTCCAGCCGCTGGCGCAGGCTTGGGTGACCAAGGAACATATAGAGAATCTACAGAATATAGCAATGATGATGTTGCAGACTTCTCAGCCAAACCAAGAGGTGTTAGTCCTAATCCATTGGCTGAGAAGAAGAAGTTGAAAAAGTTTAAGGAATCAATCTTCGATTTCGGTCAAGGAGATTCTGGTGTAAGTGGCACTCTTGGTGGTGCTGGAAATAAGGAAGACTTTGTTAAGCCATCAGAAAAGTTTGGCCAATCAGGTATAACAATTAAAAAGAAAAAAACAGGAGTAAAATAATGTTTACTAAATCTCTAGTACCACAATCTTTGGTTGATGCAACAAAAGCAATCATGGAAG